ATGTCGTTCCACGAATAGACGGTTCCGCACCAGAAGGATTATCTGTATGATACGCATTTGGATATGAATTGACACGTGACCCGGAATTAGCAGGATCATTCAATTCTGGAATATTTCCAATCATTTTATCAAATAAAGCTTTTTTATCGGATGGAAAATCACGCTGGACCATTGCTAATAAATAGGATCCAGAATATTCTTGCAGTGTTTGATTACCGCATGTAATTGATATTTTGCTTATCATCAACGCACCTAAATTTTGTATCCAACGAAATTCATATGGTGCCCAACCACCATACCCTGTAGAACCAGTAATACTCGATAATACTGTATTATCAAGAGGCGGGAAAATAGGGCTCCAAATATTAGGTAATGTTATAGAAACATATGAGTCCATTAATAAATCACCATATCTAGGTACTTTAAATGTAAAATATGAGTCTTCATTTAATCGCAGGGTTTTTGTACCGTCAAAATCAACTCTAAATTTTTGCAAACCAAAATTAGTATATTTAGCATATGTTGTTTTGAAAAACGTTTTGGACGGATTACCATTTAGAATGATATTTTGCTGTCCTTCCGAAACTAAATTCATTAATCCACCTGCCATGTTATATATTTGGTTATCTTATATATTTGGTTATGTTATATATTTGGTTATCTTATATATTTGGATTATATTTAATAGTTTATTGTATTAATGATGTTTTTAATATAAATTAATAAATTATTATATATTATATAATAATATATTTACATATTAATATTTTTAATATATATTCAATATAATTTCAGACATGTCATCAAAAATTAATATTAAAGACACGGTAAATAATGCAACACAAAAAGTGTATAATTTATCTAAACAAATCATGTCGGATAGATCAAACTTAGGAGCCACATTAATATGGGTACTAATTATATTATTATTTATTGTATTTCTTGTTTACGTCCATAATGTTAAAAATAACTTACAATATAAACGTTGTGGTAGCTCTTGTAGTGGAGCGAATACCAATTGCAACTTGGCAACTATATACAATAGAAACTCCGATTTTGCTTCAACAATAGCACCCATCAATGCAAATTCCCCACAATGTTTATTTTTTTTAAGAGATTATTACATTCTTACTGCTTTTAATTGCTGTTCCGGTGGTAATTATAAAAATGATTATGTTGGTCTGTGTAATTTAATCGCTGTAATAAGTCAAGGTGTTCGTTGCTTGGATTTCGAAGTTTACTCACTTAATAACCAACCTATAGTTGCAACATCTTCATCTCCTTTGTACCCAACATGTTATAAAGAATCATATAATAGTGTTTCGTTTGGTGATGTAATGACGACAATACAAAATTATGCATTTTCTAATTCTACATGTCCAAATCCAACTGATCCTATTATTATGCATTTACGTATTAAAAGTGCGAATTGCACCATGATGGATAATTTAGCTACTATATTAGAAAATTATGATTCAGTATTATTAGGTTCCGCTTTTAGTTATGAATTTAACGGAAACAATTTGGGTTCAATGCCATTATTAATGTTTTCTGGTGTAAATAATCCATCTAAACAAGGCAAAATTATCATTATCGTGGATCAAATGGACAATGCTATTATAACTGCAATTATGAATTCGAAATTATGGGAATATGTTAATATGGTAAGTGGATCTACATTTATGCAAATTATACCAAATACTACATTAGAATCAGAATCGGATTTAAATGATTTTATTCAATATAATATGACAAATATGACAATGGTGATTCCTGACAGTGGAGGCAATCCATCGAATCCTAATTTCTTATTATCTCAATTAACAGGTTGTCAGATGTGTGCAATGCGTTGGCAACTATCAGATATTAATTTGCAACTATGCACTACATCATGTATTTCAACATCAATAGACCCAAGTACGAATACAAATCCAAGTGGTATTAATACATGCTTTAACCAAGTAGGGTTTGCTTTTGTATTAAAACCATCCAATTTACGTTATATACCAACAACATATGATGTTTCTTCAGCAGATCCATCGTTATCCTACTATCCAAGATATAACAACGTTACGTTTGGAACACAAACTATTACTACGGTTACTTAATAGTAGTATTTTGTTTTTGTTTACAAAAAATTTAATATTGATATAATATAACTATAATTATATCAATATTTCGATCCACATATAAAACCTTCAGATAGAGATTAACATGACAAAAAAAAAGTCTCTAATAAAATGTGATAAAAATATTAGTTTTGTCGATTGTGAAATGAGTATATTACGTTTAGCGGTCGATAAAGCAGAAGAAAATACGGCTAAACGCGTTGTTTCATCGCCAGAGATAAAATCCATTGTTGAAATAGTAGAGAATTTCATTAAAAAGAAAAATCTCATCTGTTACGGAGGAACAGCCATTAACAACATATTACCAAAACACGATCAATTTTATAACAAAGAATTGGAAATACCAGATTATGATTTTTTTTCATTTAACGCTCTTAACGACGCAAAAGAATTAGCAGATATCTATTTTAAAAACGGTTTCACAGATGTTGAAGCCAAATCAGGACAACATCACGGCACTTACAAAGTGTTTGTCAATTTCATTCCTATTGCTGACATTACGTATCTTCCTAAGGAAATATTTCTATCCATTAAAATGGAATCCATACGCGTAGCGGGAATATTGTACGCGCCACCCAATTATTTGAGAATGGGTATGTTTTTGGAATTATCAAGGCCTTCAGGTGATACTAGTCGATGGGAAAAAGTCTTGAAACGAATTACCCTACTAAACAAACATTATCCACTTACTACCAAAAACTGCGATGAAATCGATTTCCAGAGAGAATTCGAAAACAAGAACGGGGATGAAATATATGAAACAGTGAAAAATACGCTTATCAACCAAGAAGTAGTTTTTTTCGGTGGTTTCGCGGTTTCTATGTACTCAAAATATATGCCCAAAAACTTGCAAAAACAATTAAAACGCATTCCTGATTTTGATGTTTTATCGGAAGACCCTGAAACGACCGCTGAAATAGTAAAAGAACGTTTAAAAGATATTGATATAGAAAATGTAAAAATAGTCCGTCATGATCCAATAGGCGATATTATACCAGTATCGTATGAGGTGATAGTCGATCAAGATACAATTGCCTTTATTTATAAACCAATAGCATGTCATAGTTATAATGAAATTGCATATAAGAAAGAACGATTGAGAATTGCTACAATTGATACCATGATGAGTTTTTACTTGGCGTTTTTATATGCTGACAAACCTTATTATGATATTGATCGTATTTTGTGCATGTCCAAGTTTTTGTTTGAAGTACAGCAAAAAAATAGATTAGAACAAAAAGGTCTACTCAAACGTTTTAGCATTGAATGTTACGGACATCAGGATACAGTTGAAGAAATGCGTGCAGAAAAAGCACAGAAATTCGCTGAATTGAAAACCAATCGTGGAAGTCCTGAATTCGAAGAGTGGTTCTTGGTTTATAAACCAGGTGATACTAGTAGTAGTAGTAGCAAAACAAATGCAAAAGCTACCAACAATACAAAAATAATCAACACCACCAAAACAGCCAAAATGCAAAAAAACGATTCAAATTCGCATGATTTCAAAAGCAAATATTTCAAGGTTATTAAATCGAAATCCAAACCAAAACAAACGCGTAAAAACAAAAAAGCATCTAAATCACGCAAGTTTTTCTTTTTCTAAATCGCATGTTATATATGCAGTGGTATATTATCATTTATGAAATATTTTGTTATCATAAATAATAACAAAATATTTATATTATAAACAGAATTAAACAAATTAAAGATATACTTTCGTATAGTATTATATAAAGCGAACAATATGAAAGTCAAATCTACAACCTTTGCTGATGATGACACCGAACATTCAACCCCTATCATTGTTGAAAAAGAAATATCGGAAAGAGATGCTATTCGTGAATTCGTTCAAAATCACAGTATGTATACATTTGGAGGACTACAAGGCGAAAACATAATTGAAGCTATTGTAAATGGTTTTTTTTTATTTAATTTACGTGAAAATAAATATATGTTGAATAGTAAAGCTGAATTGTTACAATATTGTAAGGATAATACTGTGTCACTTGAAGAAAAAATGTATTTTTGGGATATTTTTCTCTTTAACCAGAGGCCAAAATTTTTAACTTCTGAAGAACACGATTATATTAGAGATTGCGGAAACCTTGATGGTTATGTTGAAAAGAAACCGGTGTTTAGTTGTGGTGGTAGTAGTAGTGGTAGTAGTAGTGGTAGTAGTAGTGGTAGTAGTAGTGGTAGTAGTAGTGGTAGTACTATTATCAGTGGTGGTAGAAGAGTTCCAAGTGGATTCGTAAAACCAAGTATTATCAGTGATCAACTTGCTATGTTTTTAGGCAAACCCGCTGGAACTAAAATGGCACGTACCGATGTTAGCAAGGAAATTAATACATACATCAGGGTCCATCATCTTCAAGATCCGTTCAATGGTCGCAGAATCAATCCCGACGAAAAGCTTAAAAAGCTTCTTGGAGTAAGTCCTAATGACGAACTAACTTACTTCAACCTACAAAAATACATGAGTCGCCATTTTTATAAAGAAAATGGTTGATTTATTAAACCACCCAAAAAGAAAAATGAGACAAAACGTAGTTATGATTTATATATTTTATAACTATGTTTCAAATAATTTGTTA